TTATAGTTAACTGAATTCATGTACGCTAACGCGTCGATGAATTGTTTCACTTGGTCAAAACTTCTACCATAAATTTGAAATATTTTTTCAACTTTTTGTCCTAAAGTATCAAACTCTTTTAATGAATCTGTTACCAAGAATCTTGATATTAAATTACTCTTAAATGAATCTAAGTTAAGCGCAATAGTTTCTAAATTATTTAGGTAGTCATCAAACAAAAACGACCTAATATTCAAGTTCCAATCACCATCCTTCGGCCACGTAACTGATTGATAGTTGGTATAAAATTCTCCGTTTTCTGTTTGGGCTGGTACTTGGAATACTGCCGTGTATTCAGGTCTAACAAGTCTATTTAATAAAAATTTCTCAACCTCATCAAAGTCTTCAGAGAATATTTTATCTACAATAAAGTCATTTGGTCTTATTTGGAAGTTTTCATTAAACGTAGTTGCAGTAGTGCCAAATGGTGAACCTGAAACATAGAATTGAATATACCCTGTGGTTAAATTATCTGATGGTGTAAACGATACAATGTTATATATGTTGTCGTTAACACTAACTGCATAATCTAAGTAAGTGTTATATAAGTTTCTATAAGGTGAAACAACTATTTCTCTAACCGATAAGTTGGTTGCGGCGCTTACAGAATAATCAATTTCAAATGGATTATTAATTCTATCTACATCAACTTTAAAATATGTTTCATCTTGAACTGAGTCGTATGAAATATCGAATGCGGTTGCACCTGTTGTAAAATCTAAATTGGTGAATATAACATCTAACGCCGCGGGGAAGTTATGAATGATTTTTGTAACCGATACTTGAAATCTCTTACTTAAAGACCCGTACATCGAGAAGTTTAGAACCTGAGACACATCATAGTTTGGATATACTCTAAACTGAGTTGCCATGATTCGTCTACTTTCCGCTAAATCGCCAATATCCAAATCACCTAAACTAATTGGTTCAGAAAACGCTCCAACACTAAAGGTTCTATTAACCTTCTCAACAACCGATGTTGTAAACTCAAAGTTACCTTGCGTAAGTCCACCACCCTCAACTGTTTGTAATCCTACAATGTTGTCAGAAAAGGTTGCCGCACCACTACCAGGTCTTGGAGGGTAAAAATATTTCGTATTCTTTTGCGTTATCGCCATTAGGTTGTTATATTTGTAAAGTTTTTACTGAAATCAATATTATCATTTCTATTCTGTCTAACCTCATATAACAATGCATTAAATTGGTCTCTAATTTCATATAAGTTGTATTGTCTGTATATGTTATTTTGAGAATCGTAGATTGTGTAGATACCGTCATCAATAGACTTGGTTTGATTACCATAAAGAGCAATCGCAAGAGATGAGATATCGTATTCAACCATTTCAACTTCCAAACTAATAGGATTAAAGAAAGTATTAGTAATAATGATATCTTGGTCAGGCTGTCCAATAAATGGAGTCGCGTTTGGTTTGTTAGTTGGTGAAGATGAAGGTGATAAGGTTAAGAAGATAAGGTTTGAATCACCATCAACATATCTATATCTGATAGCCTTTTGAGATGTATTAACTTCATTAGTTACCACAGGTTCACAATAAAAACTTGAAGTAACAACTCTAAAGAAATTAGGTATTTTTGAACCGTCAGGGTTTAAGTATTCAATTCTAAATCCAACAAGTCCTTGAGGAACAAATTTGTTTTGATATTCTGTTGGTACATTAGTAATATCAATTACAATACCTTTAACATTTGGCAAAGCACTTAACACACCACAATCTGTAATGATAGTTCTTATTTGTGCAGGTCTTATATATAACGTGTAAATTCCTAATGCATTAAATTGATTTGCAGGTAGAGTTAGATTATATAACCCTCCCAATACTTCTACACCAGCGTTTCCACCTGTCTCTGTGTTAGCAAAGTAAGGTCTAAGTAAAGTCTGTGCGTCCAACTTCGTAAGCACGAATTGGTCTGTCACATCTCTTGTTGGTGTGTAGTTCATGATTATCTCAACATCTTGTGGTGAAACATCACTGGGTCTTATTGTACCGTATGAGCCTATTGCCATGTTCTCTTATTTAATTTATAAATAGTTTAGTTCTTTTTTTCAATTAACTTCTTTCTTTATTCTCGACATTAAAAAATCCGTAACCGTAATTTATCATGTCTCCCAAGTTATCAACCTCACCCATTCTCATTACTCTTTCGTATGCACTATTCTTACCTCTCTCCACAAATACATTGGTTTGTACCTGTGCTTGGTCAATAACTTTCAATAAAACCTCATCTTTTGTTATCGGACTTGCCTGTAAATTATTTTCAGTTAGACCTGAAGATTGTTGGAAAAATATTGTGGTTCCGTCACTATAATCATAATAGTCAACACCTGTAATAGTGTAAGCAGTAAATGTTGTATTCATGTTAGAAATAGCTCCCCATATTTGTCCGTTTGAAATCACAGGGACTCCAACTTGAAATTTTGGTGACCCATACTGAGCCAATTCATTCACTCTCGACTTTGTTAACCCCGAAACTGTAAATGGTATTGTTACGTAGTTGTTTGAAGTTTGGGCTGAAACAATGTTAACCGCATCACCTGAAAATATATAATCGTAAGACACAGGGGTTCCAATCCAATTACCTGAAGATGGCGCAAAAAACGCCTCTCCTTTAGGGTTATATATTGTTGGGTTAGTAAATGGTGTTTTAATCTTCTTAGACACTTTAGTAATACCCCAAGGATTTGTTTGTTCCATGGTTATAGTGTACTCCTTTGTGGCGGTTGTATAAGTGTGACTAATACTATTAGGTGTATACCCCGTAATTATTTGTTTTGGTGTACCGTCACCCCAATCCACTTTATAAGAAGATAGGTCTAAGAATTTTTGAAATTGGTCTGATGTATTGTAGATATTATAAACGTACGGTGATGATGTTGTAGAAGAAAATATAAAGTTCGCAACTACATCCTTTTGAAGAACGGCACCATCAAATGGACTATAATATCCTGCGTCCACAGCGGTTTGTCTAAATAAAAGTGGAACGCTTAAGTCAGTCAGTAATGAAGCACCATTAGGTCCTGAACTAACAACTTTGGTCATTGCAGAGTAAACCCCAACAGGAGTTCCATTATAATCCACAACGGATAAATCTCCTGCTACGTTTTCGGGTGATACGATTATTTTATAGTAATCTGACATTATAGTGGTGGGTTTACATATTCATACCATTTTATGGGTAAATTAGTCCCTAATCTTTGACCATACGTATTCAAAACTTGGTATGTTTGAGTTGGGTAATCCAACTTAACTGTGTAATAAAAATATTGTGTACTGTCGAAAGCGTATTTGTTTGTATTCATTAACGCTTGTGGTCCATTTGTATCATCCAAAGAATTACTTCCTCCACCTGTCATCATTCTGGTGAATTGTCCTGTCTTGGCGTTATAAAACTTGGCACTCATGTAAAAGGTGTTAATGTCTAAAAACGTTCTTTTCTTTAACCAATAAAGAAAGAACCCTTCTTTGTCCCCAACATAATCCAATATAAACTCAGGTTTTTTAATCGACACCAATGTTCTTTGCATCTGAGCATCCATTTTCAAACCTTGTTGTGTTGGTAAGATAACTGTTAGATAGTTTACTTGTTTTTTTTCATCAGGAGTATCGTAGAAATCCAACTTGAAGAATGAGTTTGAAAAGTTATTCTCGTAATAATAAACTTCTTGGGGGGTAAACCCTTCACTCAAATAATTTACTCTCCAATTATTAATATCGTTTAACGAACCTCCTGAATAAAAATAAAATTCGTAGTTAATCTCTGTATTATTTGTTGTCCCCGTTGCAGGTGCATGTGCAAATCTTGAAATCTCAAAGTCTCTTCCAACACCAATAACTTCAGTTATAATGTTTTTTTCATACTCCTCAATTGCAAGGTCTAACCCCAAGTAGTCCCATTTAAGTTCTACAGGAATGTTGACTTGTTTGTTGTCAAAACCGTCTTGTCTAATTACAAATTTATTCACACTCATCTATTAATGGTTTGAATGAGAAGCTAGGTTGAACCTCATTATAGTTTATTCCTTCAGGTATTAATCTAAATACAACGTTCTCAAATGGATAATGAGCCGTGTTAATAAACGGGTATTCAACCCCTCTACCAAGGTTATCCACAAAACCATAAGTATATAAGTCTCTCCATCTAAACTGTTCATCCGACGAAGAATAGAAAGACCAACTTGGAGCTTGGTCTAAAAATCCAACACCCGCAGTTTCAATGTAGTCAGAAAAGACTCTCAATGTCATTGGGTTATGTGGTTTATAATAATATCCTGGCGAATTTGTACTTGGGGTTGCTGTGGTTGCAAATACAGCTTGATTGAACTTCATTTTATGATAGTAAGGTGATACGACCCTTTCTATTTGTTCATAATCATTCCATTCACAAAAATCACCGTCCATGACATCATCTTTTTGTAAATCCAAGTTATAATAGAATGTTTTTGTCTCACCATTTGTTAGGGTATACCCTGAAACAGGAATACTTGTGTTAGAATTTTGATTATTAGTTCTCCACCATGGATTAACAATTTTAGACAGATTGAATCCCCATCCTTGTTTCAACCCAATCCCATCGAATGGCGGGTTAAAGTATCCTGAATATCCTTTATTAACAATAGTTAGACTAAGTTCCGTCAAAGGTCTCATTTGGTTATCTCTATATCCATTCAAATCTATGTCATAGTTTGATGTAAAATTATAGGCGTTACTACTAGACTTTTGTGATATTCTTGTAACATTATTTGGAGTGATTGAACTGTATTCTAACTTACTTTCTTCTTTAAATACATTTTTTTCAAACCCTACTTTTGTTACCGCTAAGTCAGTTAAGTTAGTTAAAACTTTATATTGTTTAACATAATACTTTGACCTCGTTTCAGTTAAATTGTCAGGGTTGATTACTCTCTTGAATGTACCTGTTACTCCATTATTAAATGTCGTACCAGTGTATCCAATATTTAAAACATTAAAAATGTATCTATCACTATCAAATAATCCATTACCTACAGAATACACTTGGAATATATTTGAATTCCTATAAGTTAATGATAACTCAACATATTCGTTTGGTGTTAGTCCGTGTGGAGCAACGCAAGTAAAAGAAATCAAACCATTACCATTTTGACTTGTATTACTAATAGTAAATGCAATACCATCACCAGCCTTCCAACTAATGTCATTTGAATTGCTTGAGTAATATTGTAATTGTTTGTCGTAATTGTTATCAAATGGATAAGTTAAATAATACATCCAATTATATGTGTAAGCACTTTTTGATTTGTATGGAAAATGTTGGTCCGACACATCAGGTCTAAAAAAATCAAATTCATAGAACTGTGGGAACCCTCTCCAAACACCACTTTGTTTTGAAGTGTCGGGTGAACTATAATATAAATTGTATTGAAATGGTAAATATCCTGTGGTTCCTGTGTATGTGTTGTCGTATAAGTACGTCACTTTAAACGTAGGTCTAAAGACCGTACAAGCTTGTCTCTCGTCATCATAGACTTGAGCCAAACTTATAGTCGAACTTCTATCATATTCCGTAATTTGTTGACTCTGTTCTTCAAGAGTTACCGAGACCTCCTCGTTAACTGATGGAGCACCTTTGTACCTCAAACTACTTGGAACTATTGTGTACTTATTCATCTAATGAGTATTTTGTTTTAAACCTATCTAATGCAGATTCACCTTTAACCACTCCAAAATAGAATTGATATGGCGCTCCCACTAAAAATCTATCTTTATTTTGTGGTGTAGATATGTATCTACCTCCCACTGTTGGGTAACTTGTTACATTCCCGTCTACACTATATATGTAGCCTCTTGCCGTTAAATCATTAGCCACAGTAGTACCATTTAAGTAATATTTGGTACTTGTTCCTGTTCTATCTAAAGATTGGTAATTATTTTGAATAATATCTGCAGGTTTTGTCGCCCATGTGTTACCTTGATTTCCGAATATTGTTGCGGAACCATTTTTTAATTGCCATTGATAGAATGGGACCAATTGAGACTTAATACCGTATGGATATGGGTAATAACCCACATTATCGGAACCTCTAAAATCGATTCTTCCTGGTGTTAAGTAATCTTTGGTTTGTAAGTCTTGTGTTGTTGATGAAAACCAAACTGCCATAATAGGGTCTTTAGGACTACCCAGTATTGTTGTTGGATTAATTGCTCCAGGGAAAATTTCATAATATTCAGGTGAGAAATTAATATTTCCTATCTCGGAATTTATTGATAATAATTGAGCCAAATCACCATCGATTCTTTTTTGTGGTCTAGAAAATAATTGGTCAATTGAGTTATCCCCTAAAGGTATGATTTGAGATAAAAAACTTTCGTCCGTAATTCTAGAAATAACAAATAAATTAACTAAATCGGAAGTGTCACCATAACTAGTTGGGTTAATATTTGGTAGTATATACCCTTTAGTTGATGGGTCAAAAGTAATTTCAGAATAAAAATAATCTTTCATCCCTAAATTAATAATTGTAGTAGGGTATAATAAATTTAAAGTATTTACTGACCCTGTATCACTCGCTGGTCTACCTACGAATTTATTTGATGTGTCATTCCAAGGACTACTTCTATAATAAAAATTATTACTGTCTTGGTTAAAATACACCACTTCATTAGGGAACCTAGGGTACATTGGTTTATTTTTATTATTATAGTATGTTGTAACTTGGATTGGAAACGCATATAGTGAACCATTAATCCAATTATTCATAAACGATTGGGATAGTATTCCTCGACATAACCCATAAAAGAATCTAAATCTAAACCCCCATTCTGCGAAGTTTCCCCAATCTTTAGTCAAATCTTTTAATGGTCGTCTCATAAACATATAACATCCACTTTCAACCGCATCCGCCGTTGTGCACGCTTGATTGATACTAAAATCATCCCCAAAACCTTGGTAACAATCTAAACCAACCATAGCTTCACAATCAAAACTCTCTAAAACTTTAATAGAATTTGGTAGTCCTGCCAAATCTGCGGTTACAGTTTGGGCGCCTGTTTGAAATGCTGTTGTTGAAATGTCTTCGGAATCCGTATTGATTTGATATATACTAAAATTGTTATTCTGTTGTAATAGTGATGGGTTATTTGTCCACGAAGAACCGTCTAATCCATCTGATGATGGTAATCTGTCAGTCCTTAAAACATTTTGTTCAGCATTATTAATTAACATTGTTGGAGTATAACTAAAGAAAGTCTTGGTAGTATAATAATACCCCAAACCACCCACGTAATCTCTAGCAATCAGACCATTATCAACTGTAGTAGTAACTCTCATGACCGCACCTCCAGATAAATCCTCACTATTATCGTACTTAATACTTGAAGCGTTTACTGAATAAAATCCGTTTGAAGATATTGATATTACTTTAGGTAATGTCGCTAAATCAATACAAGATATAAATCCTCCAATAATACCAGAGGTATTGACTTTAACAGAATAGAAAACTCCCCCCCAGTTCATTTTCCACCATCGGTTAAGTCCGTTAAATGGATTTCTATAACCAAAAGTTGAGTCGTAATCATTATACATTCTCAAATTAATTCTTGGTGTCGCATTTGCCGCAATATTTTGAACAAATAAACTATCGGTATTTATATAAGGTGCTGAACATCCAGCAATATCCGAACTAGCAGATGGACCACTACGAGTAATTCTTTTTGCGGAACCTAATGTGCCAGGATTGGTTGGAGCAAGTCCTTGCATTGTTGCACCCACAGGTAATGGGTTTGTACTTGCATCTAATGAACCATAATACGCAGTATTTGTTGTTGTAAATCCTGTAAATGATTGTCCAGGAATAGATGATGTTGTGGTTCCAGGTTTAAAGAAATAGGATTGGTAGTACATCTCATTTTGATTATATCCCTGTACCGATATACTACTATTTTCTAATTTCTGTATTGGTATGTTAACTCTTGTGGACGCAGTTATTGTCCAATTTGGGTCAAACTCGGTTGTTCCAAATAAGTTACCTAATGAATATTCGTTAACGTATTTTGGAGAATATGGGTCAACACCTCTTTGTAAAACTAAAATATATTGTTCACCTCCATTTTCAAAATATTGGTAAGCGTTAAAGTTTATTGGTACTCCATCGACTTCCCATAGACGATAAAAATTAGTTCTCCATGGAATAGAAGTACTAACAGTGTTAAGAACATTACCAAAAGATTGTGTTGTACCTGTATTCCATATTTTAGCTGCTTCGGATACCGTAATCGCAGTAATAACTTGGTAATATTCCACATCGGCAGGAAACTTATAATTAGTTTCATCAGAACCATACGGTAAATTATATCTAACTGGTGTTACAATATTTGAGACTTGTGTTGTGGCATAAGATACATCTATAGTAGTCGCCCCACTACCATTATAAGTTTCACCACTGATTCCTGTTATAGTACCTCCTGTTGTTGCAGCAGAATAAAGATAGTTAGTATCAGTTGTCCCTGTTAAATCAACAAAAGTTAACAATTCTCCCGCGGCAAATTGTTCTTGTGACAATACCGTTATAGTATTATCATAATGGTATTTACCATTATTAGAATCTTTTGCAAATGTTACTTTAATTTTATTAATATTTGAAAAATAACTTTCTCTTAAATTAAAAACATTAATTCTTTCGCCAATAGGTAATCCATTTGAGGTGACAAATCTGGCGGTACCATTTGAAATCTGAGCTTCTTGTGAAAAAGGTAATTTATATCTTCCTGGGTCTGCGATAACTGAAGTTAATCCAAGACCTCAATCCATCGTAGTAAAGTTCCGCAGAAGACACGTTAGTTAAAATACCTGAACCTACAGTGTTCTGACCATAATTTCTTGAAGTTTTTAAACTTTGTTTACAATCACAAGCTTGACAGTCGGGATATGTAATCATTGGTAGTCTAATTGTATAATCTTTCTTATCACAACTAATACCTAACCTTCTACAAATAAACTTAAAAGGTCTTACTTTAATAACGGGAATTTTTATACCACAAATCCAACAAATAGCTTGAATAACCAAGTTATATAGATAAATCAATATATGGGCAATCGTTAATAAAATTATCCCAAGTGGTTGTATTACAGTAAAGATAACTGAGAATAAGAAAAATAATAAATCAAAATTTTTAAATCCGTCATTGACAGGGAATTTATTAACACTATCTTCACAATCTTGACTATCAATTTCTTTAATACCAATAAATCTACCTGGTGCAGACCCAATAAAATTTCTACCACTTTTAAATTGGTCAATTAATGAAGATACCGTGTAAACTTTATTAAATTGAAATTCATAAAACGTATCTTCTCCATTAATAACCTCATTAAGTCGGTCTATTTTTTGTTGTTGGCTCACAAATCCATTTGTATATCCACTCCAAGCCAATCCAAAATAATAAGAACTTTGTTGTTGTTTTTTTGAATTAGTATTCACTAAGGGATTTCTACTGTCTGGCGATGGGTCTGTGGATGACGTCAATAACATTTCCCGATTGTTCTAATTCATATTGTTCTAAAACAGGGTTACCATCACTATCTTGTTGTATTGTTTGTCTTAATGCTAATATTTGGCCAGGAGATGTTGTTAATCCACACAAATTACCCATGTTGTCTTTTGGAAATCCGTTGTACTTAACTCTTAAATTATCAGGAGAAGAGAACATAGACCCCATGAATACTGATGTAGGTTGTATATCAACATTAGCGTCATCCCTTAAATCGAAGTCTAATCTGTTAACCGCAATTTGGCAAGTTGTTGGGTCTCCCCATAAAGGAGATACATCAATATTTTTACTTAAGTTAATAATTTGAGGTAAGGAATTTAAATCAGTAGATGCTCTAAATTTACTTCCTGCAACTTGGGACTCACTTGCAAGACCCATTCTAATTAAATCTTGAGGTGTTAATGAAAACTCTCCGATGTCAGATAAGTCAACATCCATAACAATAGTTTGTTCCCCTAATGGAACACCCATTATCATGTAATCACCGCTCTCGTTTGTTTTGGCAGTATATCTGTAGTAGGTATCGTAAATTTCAACTGCGGTTGCCCCTGTAAGTGCGTCAGACCTTGTAGGTAGTGTTCCTGTTGCAGCGTGTTTTGAATACGATTTTTCGTAAGGTAAAAGGTTGTATCTATACCCGTCCTCATTTTTGTCTTTTGGAGACTTGTATGGGTATATACTTGAAATTAATGGATTTGATTCGTCAACTGCGGTAACAGGTATGAATACAGAAACTCTGGCATTTGGTATACCAAGTCCGTTATTGGCGGTTACCCTACCAACAAGAACACCATAGTCAGAACAACTTCTTGTGTAGACATCTGACTGTTGTATCTTTAACGATAAAATTTCTAAAAACTCAAACTCTTGGTCTAATTGGACGTTGATTGTCTTATTGATTCCGAGTTCGGTTCTAATCCTATATGATTGACCCATGTAATACCTTTAATTTATAAATAGTTTATGTGTTATTTTTAAAGTATGAACACACTCTTTTTAAATTATAAACTAAACGATTCGAGAATAAACCTATTAAGAGAAGGTAACTGATTGGAAGTTTTTAACTGAAACTCTAATGTCTTTGTTTGGATAACGAATTTGATACACTTGTGAAGGTTGGGCAAATACCGTATCATCCACAGGAGCAATTTCTTTAGTCTCAGGGTCTGAGTATTCCATTGAAGTTTCTGCTGAAGAATATTGTCCTCCAACATTGTTGTACACATTAAGTCCCGCAACAGTTAATACCCCGTTTTGGTTTTGTACTATACTTCTTAATTCAGAAAGATACACGTTTTGTCCTAATTCTCTTACTTGAGGGTTGAAGTACGCCGAAATCTTATCAACAACATCGGCAATAACTTGTCCTGAATTTTGAGCAGAGTCTAATACAATCTGAACATCAACACTAAGGTCAATAACCTCAGCAGTTAAGATTGAAATGTAGTCATTCATCATTCTATAATTTGACAAATATGTCGCAACGTTTTGTCTTAAAGTGTCCGATACAATATTGGTTAACTTACCTGAAGTATCGTAAGATAGTAATTGAATTAATATTTTGTTATTGTTTTCGGTGATTGAAACCTTTGCAGGTGCCCCGAATTCTGCTGGCATATTTCTAATAAGAGCTTCGTAATCTTGAACAGTAACTGCTCTTTTCTGAGCCGAGAAGTTAAACGATACGTAGTTTCTAATTTCTTCTAAAGATGGAAGACCCGCACCACCGATAGCTGCAGTTACGTTAGTACATCTTAATGAATTAACAACTGAAGAGTTTGTTAGTTCTGAAGGACCATTCACATAGAATGATACAGTACCAATCTGATTAATTACGTTGGTACCTAAATTTGTCGCTAAACCTCCCCCAACTCTATATTGAACAAATAATGTTGAATTAGGAGTTAAGGCTGAACCTAATGAGAAGTTGTTTGAATATCTTTGTAAGTCTAATGTAGTTCCTAATGTTGTGAATTGGTCTAACGCATCTTGTGCTGTGTTTGTACCACCACCAAATGTCATTTTCTTAAATCCTTCAGGAGTGTACTCACTAATGAATCTATTTTGAGTTTGAATGTATCTACCAACTTTAATACCTGGCTGGTCTGAAACTTTTGTTGGGTCTTCAACAAATACTCTATCTTCAGCTAATGCATCTACCTCGTACCATTTGTTTGATACTCCTAAAAATTCTGCGGCTGTAGGAATGTTTGTGTATTCTGTTCCACTCTTAAGTAAAACACTTGTAATACCTAAAACGTTCTTTTCAGGTAAGAATAGTTCAAAGAATGGTCTAACATCGTTTGGACTAATAACCCTTTTGAATACTTTAGTAATACCATTAACAACTAATTCTCTTTTAGTTATAGTATAGTTAATTAATACATTATTGGCGTTGAAGTTAGGTATTTTTAACCTATTTGGGAATCCTTGAGCGTTGTAAGGTGAAGTGAAATCAATATCATAAATGTTTTCAAATACGATACCCGCACCAGTTACTTGTGAACCTCTTGTTAATGTTCCTAAGTATCTTTCATCCTCTTTATCACCAAATGCTGGTACTGTGATTGAGAAGTCTACAAGGGCAACTGAAGGTCTTTGACCTGGCAATTTTAAACCATAGGTTCTTGCAATGTTGTAAATTGAAGACCTTTGTTGTGCGTATTGAAGAACAGTTTCTTGAATACTTCTATCAATATGATAGTGTAAGTTATCCGCAACTGCGGCATTTAAATCAATAAACACAGAGAATACCGATGCATCATTAAAATCCTGTATAAGTTCAGGATAATATGTTTTTACATAGTTTAGTAATTCAGTTCTTATTCCCTGATAGTCTCTAGTAGTATATGATATTTTACGATTTGCCATCTATATTAAATATTGATAATAACGAAATCACTCTGAGCAAATGTGTTTTGCTCTACCGAGTAATCTATTTTAATTTTTGCAGTGTATTCTGAAGTTCCTTTTCCTGGGAATCTATAAATTGGTGACTCACTACTACCCACAATGTTTTGTCCTTCTGCGATGTCAACTTCTTCCATAGGGTCTGCGGGTGTAATTGAAATGTTATTCAATAATAAATTTGGCATGTAATTCCCAACAGCTTCTCGAATATCTGATTCGATAGCGTCAAACGTAAGTCCATCAAAAGGTTCAAATAAGAACTCATATAATCTTGTGCCAAAATCAGGTAAATAATAACGTGTACCCTTTCTTGTTAATAACAAGTGAATCAAGTCGGCTTTAATCTCTTGAGCTTCAAACTCAGTTAATTGCAAATAATCACCTCTTTTAGAATCTCTAAAAGGAAAATTAAGACCATATGTAGTTCCGTCTGCCATAACTATAAATATAATACCCTGGTTTTTCCTTATAAATAGA